ACTGCAGGTCTTACTACAAACATTGTTGGTATGCATTGCGATATCGCTGTTCTTGATGACGTTGTGGTTTCAAATAATGCATACATCGAAGAGAATCGTGAAAAGGTTAGAGACCAGTATGGTCTTCTTTCATCGATTGAAACGGTGGAAGCAAAAGAATGGGTCGTAGGTACTCGATATCACCCTAAGGATTTGTACAACACTCTCATCGAAATGGAGAAAGACTCCTACGATGAATTTGGAAATAGAATTAAGTTAGATGACAACTCTCTTTTCGATGTTAAAGAACATGCTGTGGAAACAGCAGGAGATGGAACCGGGGAATATCTCTGGCCTCGTACTCAATCCTCCGATGGAAAATGGTATGGATTTAACCAAGAAGTCTTGGACATCAAACGAAATCAATATATCAACAAAGTCCAGTTCCGAGCCCAATACTACAACGATCCACACGATATTGATTCGTCCCCAATCAAGCGAGACCTTTTCCAATACTACGATCAGAATTTCCTCTCAAGGAAAGATTACAACTGGCACTTTAAACGAGATCGACTTAACGTCGTGGCAGCAGTTGACTTCGCTTATTCTACCGGAAAACGGTCCGACTCTACTAGTATTGTCGTCATTGGAGTAGACGGTTCTGGTAATTATTATGTCCTTGATATTGATCGGTTTAAGACTGATAAGATTTCAGATTACTTCCAGCATATTCTAAAGCTCTACGAGAAATGGGGATTCCGAAAGATACGTTGCGAAGTCTCTGTAGCTCAGCAAGTTATTGTTAAAGATTTGAAAGAGAATTATATCCGTCCTTATGGGCTATCTCTTTCAATTGATGAATTCCGCCCTAGTAGATGGCAAGGTTCTAAAGAAGAACGAATAATGTCTACACTAGAACCTAAATATGCTAATCATCAGATTTGGCACTATCAAGGTGGTAATATCCAAGCTCTTGAAGAAGAATTGATTTTCACTAATCCTCCGCATGACGATATCAAAGATGCACTCGCATCTGCAATTGATTTCGCAGTCGCTCCTATGAATGTATTTAATACTTTGAAATTAAAAGAACCAGTTATGCAGTATCATACTAAGTTTGGCGGTGTAGCTTGAAGGTTTGCGAATGTGGCAAAGAGTTCGAACCTAAGAGTATAAAACAAATACATTGTCATAGACGTTGCCCTAATAGGTTTAATCACAATGGTCTAGGTTTTACAGATAGACAGCGTGATTACAAATACAGAATTAATTATGGTATTTCTATTCAAGATTACAACAGAATGTTCGAAGAACAAAACGGCTGTTGTAAAATATGTAAAACACACCAGTCTTTAATGAAGAAAAAACTTCACGTGGACCATAATCATAAAACGGGCGAAGTGAGAAGTTTGCTTTGTCATAATTGTAATCTAGCTTTGGGGCGCTTCAAAGAAGACCCAGTTATTATAGCTGCAGCTTTGGAGTATGTGTCATAACCGGAAAAGTATTAGAGCTTGAGAATATCCTTTCTCCTGATCTTCTTGCTACACGTCTGACTGAACGTTATATCCAATGGGATACTCTTCGTCAGAATTGGAAAGTCGATAAAGAAGAAATCCGCAGATATGTCTATGCGACGGATACATCGTCTACAACGAATAGTAACAATCCTTGGAAGAATAGAACAACTATTCCCAAGCTTTGTCAAATCCGCGATAATCTCTACAGCAATTACACTGCGACGCTATTTCCGAAACGTAAGTGGTTAGTTTGGGAAGCAGACGAAGCTGATAGTGCAGCCGTAGCTAAACGTGATGCCATTGTCAATTACATGTCGTGGTGTATTGAACAACCGACATTTAAGCATGAAATCGATAAGATTATTCTAGATTATATTGACTTTGGCAATTGCTTCGCTACAGTCGATTGGGCTGATACTCGCGTTGAACAGAAAGATAAAACTCAAGCAGGATATGTAGGTCCTGTTATACGTCGTATCTCACCTCTTGATATGGTAATGAACCCTGTTGCAGAAGATTTTCTTTCTTCTCCTAAGTTCATTCGCAGTATTGTCAGTATGGGGGAACTTCGCAATCTTCTCGAAAGAATGAGCAATGACGAGAATAGACAAGAATACGAAGAATTGTACGACTACCTCAAGAAGGTTCGTTACCACGCTAGAACGTTTGAAGGTGATTGGTCTCAACGTGATCGTTTATACGCCGTTGATGGTTTCGCTTCTTTCCGTGCTTATCTGCAGTCTGATTACTGCGAAGTCTTAACCTACTACGGAGATTGGTACGATCACTACACAGATGAATTTCAAAAGAATCGTGTCATCACTGTCGTTGATCGTCATAAGCTTATCGGCAATAAGCCTAACCCCAGTTATTTTGGACAACCGCCTATCTACCATGTTCCTTGGCGGAAGCGACAAGATAATCTGTGGGGTATGGGTCCACTCGATAATCTCGTGGGGATGCAATATCGTCTGGACCATCTCGAAAACTTAGGCGCGGATATCTGGGATTTCACTGCATTTCCTGTCCAAATGGTTACAGGATTTGTCGAAGACTTCGTATGGCAGCCAGGTGCAAAGATATTCACCTCAGATGAAGGTAAGGTAGAACTTATCCAGCCAGAGGTCTCGATCATGCAGTCTGAAAGCAAGATGGCTATGCTTGCTGAAACCATGGAAAAGATGGCAGGTGCTCCGGGTGAAGCCATGGGCTTCCGTTCTCCGGGTGAAAAGACTAAGTACGAAGTGCAGCGTCTTGAGAATGCTTCTGCTCGCATCTTCCAGAATAAGATCAATCAGTTCGAAGAGCAGATCATAGAGCCTCTACTTAATGCAATGCTTGAGCTTGCTAGACGTAATCTTGATAGTTCTTTAACGATTAAGGTGTTTGACGATGAACTCAAGACTGCCTCCTTCCAAACTCTCACCGTCGAAGACATTACTGGCGTGGGCAGGATCAAACCTATTGCCGCTAGGCACTTCGCCGAACAAGCTGAACTGGTCCAGAATCTCACAAGCCTTACAGGCTCAGGACTCTGGCCGACTGTCCAACCCCACTTCAGTGGTATCAAACTCGCTAAGATTCTAGAGAATGTCTTCGATCTTACAGACTATGAAGTAGTGTTACCTTACGTAGCACTTGCTGAACAGGCTGAAGGTCAATCTCAAATTCAAGCTCTTACCGAGCAGCTTCATGCTCAAATGGGTACAGCTACAGGTATGGGTGAAGATTATGATCAATCACCCGGTGGTGGTCCTCCACCTCCCGCGCCTAAAGGCGGGACAATGGGACTACAACGTAATCCTCCTATGAATGCTACTCCTGAAGGAACTCTCGGAACACAATGAAACTCAATCCTCTCGATCCCTCTGATCAGTCTGCAATGGAGCCCTATACGGTGACTCCTCCACTTACTACAGCTACTTCGTATAACATTAAAGGCATGCCTACTCCACCTGCTGGTTGGGGTAAGGTTATTGGCTTCGTCGATTCTGTCGATGGTGATGATGAAGGTCCTGAATCTCCGGACGAATGCTAATGAGTAAGAAACTTCCTATGAAGCAAGTCCACCATCCTGCTCATAATCTTCCAAAGCCTACTGAAAACTACGAAGGAGACCCTCTTGGTATTCTTATGGGCGGTGGAACGAATAATAACATGGATAACACTAATCCAACTCCAATGGGAGAACAGCCTTGATTTCTGCTTGGACCAAGCATATTCCAGATCAAGAAGAAAAAGAAAAATTCCGCAATCAAGTATTAGGTTCTAAAGTAGTCTTAAATCGTCTCCAAGCAATTGTAAATGAAATGAAAGAAGACGCCGACAACACAGAACTTAATACAAAAGTTTACGACATTCCCAATTGGGCTTATCGTCAAGCCGACACCAACGGCTTCAAGCGAGCCCTTAAATTAGTATCTAAAGTAATTAACCTAGACCAACAGGACAATAAATGACTAATCTATTCGAAGCTCAGGTAGACCATCAACCCGATGCTTCACTCCGAGAAGAAATCCTCAACAAGTGGAAAGACAAACCCGTTGAAGACCTTCTCAAAGCAAAAGTAGAGAGTGATCTTTACATCAAATCGTTGGAACGTCAGAAGGATGAACTTCGTGCTGACTATCTCAAACAACGCGATGAATTGCTGACTAAGGCTAAATTCGAAGAGTATCTCCAGAAGATGGAAACTCTAAAAGACGGTCAAGTAACGACACCTACTGTGAACGAAGTCTCTGAGCCAAAGTATGACCCTAAGGAAATTGAAAGTATAGTTCTCAATAAGATCAGCGAAAGCAAGAAGATCGAGAAAGAGACTGAAAATTTCAATACGGTTCAAAATAAACTAAAGGAGAGATTTGGTAGAGATTACCAAATTATCCTTCGAGAACAACAGATCAATCTTGGTTTGTCTGACAATGATGTCAATGATCTCGCTAAGAAATCTCCTGAAGCTTTCTTCAGGATGATGAACCTTAACGATACTAAAGACCCATTTCAGGCTCCTCCACGTAGCAATCAGCGAAATGACAGTTTCGCGCCAAAGGTTAGCAAGCGTGATTATAACTACTACCAAGAGTTAAAGAAGACTAATCCTCGTTTGTATCTCGATCCTAAAATCGCCGTCCAAATGCATAACGACGCCATTGAACTTGGCGACGCCTTCTTTGGATAATTTTAACAATAACTTTTAAGGACTTCACATGGCCGGTTTTACCGACATGAACAATCAGTACCTCATTAGGACTAACCTTTGGTCGCGTCAGATCAAAGAACTCCTCTTGGACGAACTGAATGCTATGAAGTTTGTCAAGGTTCTCAGTGACTTCCCCGATGGCTATACGCTAAACATTCCGTCGATTGGTGAAGCCGAGACTGCCGATTTCAATGAAAATCAGGCTGTCAAGTACAATCAGTTCGATACGGGTAACTTTACGTTCTCGTTCGACCAGTATAAGTACTCGGCTAACGCAATCAGCGAAAAGTTCAAGCGGGATAGCTTCTATGCTCAGGATGTGATCGCGGCTTTCGTGCCTCGTCAGCATCGTGCGCTAATGGAAGCCGTTGAAACCAACATCTTTGCCAAGGGCAACGCTGGACAGACTGCTTCTAACTCTAACATCATCAACACTGCAAGCCATCGTTGGGTTGCTTCTGGTATTAATCAGAGCATTACTCTCCCTGACTTCCAGAAAGCTCAGTACGCTCTGACTAAGGCTAATGTGCCTCTGACGAACCTCTGTGCCGTTGTTGATCCCTCGGTTGCCTATACTCTGGCTACCCAGGCTAACCTCGTCAACCTCCTCTCGCCAATGCCCATGTGGGGCAATATCACGCAGGATGGTATTATGACTGGATTTAAGTTCCGGTTTAATGTCTTTGGTTTTGATATCTACGTCAGCAATTACCTCCCGGCTATTGCTTCCGAGACTGTCAATTCCGTCTCCGTGACTAACGGTGTGGCTAACTTCTTCTTCTCTGCGACTCCCGGTGATACTACGCCTTGGATCGGTGGCTTCCGTCAGATGCCTACGGTCTACAGCGAGTTCAACAAGGACCTCCAGCAGGAAGAATACCTCACCATTGCTGAGTATGGTTTCAAGCTGTATCGGCCTGAAAACATGGTCATCGTCCTCACTGCAACCGGCGTTGTGCCGACCTAAAGGAGAAACAATATGGTTGCTGGTTCTTGGCTTGACCCTGATGGCCTCTACCGTCAGTATGGTACACAGAAGGCTGTCCCCACTACTGTAGGAGATTACCTCTCTTACGGTGAATGGCGCGATATCGAGTTTACTGTAAATCTCGCTACCGCTCCTTACAACACTGCTGGTACTTATATCATCGGTAACACGACCTTCCTCGGAACTAACATTTTCATTGAAAGTGTTAACTACGATGTTGAAGTCGCTGCTGCTGGTGGTACTTCGGTATCAGTCGGTACGATGAAACTCGACCGTTCGACTTCGATTTCTAACACCAACCTCTCGGCTGCCGTTGCTACGGCTTCCTTGACTGCGGGTGCTAGTACGACTGTCAACACTGGCGGTATCGTCGGTACTACGGTTACTAACTCGACGTTTACTGATGGTGCGGCTTATATCACCGTAACTACCATTGGTACGTTCACGGCTGGTACTGTTAAGTTCCGTATCCGCTATCGCGGTATCGGTACTATCACTCAGTAGGAGTAAGTATGACTACTTCTCTCATTGAGGACCACGGTGGTAACGTCATGGTTGCTTCGGCAATCACTCTTGGCGCTGACACCGTTGGTAAAACAAATGCAACTCTTCCTGCTATTTACGTTGTGAATAGCGCCTCTGCTCCTACTTTTGCAGCGGCTCAGGGAAGCATTGCTCTTAACCAAGCAGGTTCTGGTATTGCAAATCGCATGTGGGTGAACTCTACGGGTTCTACCACTTGGGTTGCAGTCAGTACTGTTTCGTAATGGAAAGGGGAGCTTCGGCTCCCCAATCCTAAAGGATTTAAATGAGCAAAATAACACTAACTGATCTAGTTAACCTCCAGAATGAAACTACGGCGGTTAGCGCTATTAACGATAACATGGCTATTATTCAGACAGCCATGGATAATACTCTATCTCGTGACGGCACAAGCCCTAACCAGATGGAAAAAAATTTAGACATGAATTCTAATCGTGTTCTAAATCTTCCTGCACCATTGACAAATGATGAACCTCTCAGATTAGCTGATGCTAATACTCTTAATGGTGGAGGTACTATTCAAAGCATACCTGCCGGAGGTATTACAGGGCAAGCCCTAGTTAAGCTTAGTAACGCAGATTATGATGTCAACTATGAAAATATAGTAAATTCCGTAGGTCTTGCTTTACCAAGTGATTTTACTGTAACTAACTCTCCTGTAACTCTTTCTGGCAATCTTACAGGGTCTTGGGCTATTGCACCTACAGGAACGGGGGCAATAGTTAGATCAAGCTCTCCTACCTTAGTTTCACCTGCATTAGGAACTCCTATTTCAGGTACCTTAACTAATTGTACAGGTATGCCTGTAACAGGAGTAACAGGAATGGCTTCTGGTGTTAATACATTTCTTGTAACACCTACCTCAGCCAATCTAGCTGCTTCAATAATAGATGAGACAGGAACTGGAAGTCTTGTATTCGCCAATTCACCTTCTTTAACAACTCCTGTTATAGGGTCATCTGGGGCCACTTTATCAGGTACTTCAGGAAACACAATTCTTAAGGCTTCTGCAACAGCTTCAGGAACTCTCACTATTCCTGCTGCTACAGATACCTTAATCGGTAAAGCTACTACAGATACACTAACTAATAAAACATTTGATACTTCTGGAACTGGAAATAGTTTCTTAATAAATAGTGTCGCTGTTTCTAGAGGTCAATATCCTGCAGTAAATACTAATACAGCAGCTACTTCAGGTAATATTGGAGAAGTAATAACAGCATCTGTAAATTATAACCCAGGCACTTCAGTAACATCAGCTACCCCTCTTAATATCACTAGTATTTCTGTACCCGCTGGCGAATGGCTTATCACGGGAATGATTTACATATTCCCTGCTTCTTCAACTAACGTAGCTTTATGGCAATCGTCTATATCGTCTACTTCAGGAGTTAACGATACTTCTCCAGGTAGATTTTCTCAATGGTTGAATATGGGTGTTCCTGGTAATAATATTTTATCACAGGCTATGCCCTGTACTAAATATTCTCTTTCAACAACAACTACCATTTATCTTGTTACCCAAGTTAATTTTTCAGTTAGCACACTAACTGCTGGCGGTTCTTTAACTGCTTGGAGGTTTCATTAAATAGCTCATGAGTAAAATTACACTATCAACTGTAGGAAGTCTTGTAACTAATCCTACAACAGCTAATAGTACAATTAATTCTAATTTCTCTACTATTCAAACGGCGTTTGATAATACTCTCTCTAGAGACGGAACATCTCCTAATCAAATGGAGAGTAATTTAGATATGAATTCGTTTCATATCCTTAATCTTCCGGAGCCTTCATCTGATAATGATCCTATCCGTAAGATTGACCTTACTAACGTATCTACGATTACTAATCTTATTCATACTGCTAGTAGTACTACTAATACAATAGGAACGGGTAATCTTACTTTCACAGTTCCTTCTGCCCTAGGTTTTCAAACGGGTCAGTTTGTTCTTGTTCAAGAAACAGGTAATACTGCTAACTATATGGGAGGTAGAGTAGTTTCTTACTCAGGAACAACTCTTACCTTAAATATTACCGCTACAGGAGGCAATGGGACTTTTTCTAATTGGACTATAGATGTCTCAGGAGCTCCTGGGGCTGCAGGTGCAACAGGTCCGCAAGGTCCTTCAGGAACTACTTCAGCTTTTAATGTCTATGAAACAAGAGCTGCAGCCATTACTGCAACGATACCTAATTCTGTCAATATGATTAAAACTCTGGCTTATGATACATCATATACACCAGAGAGTGGGGCTACCTTTACAAGAGTTTCAGCAGGAACACCATTTATAGATACTTGGCCTACTTCGATAACAATAACAGGAGGTTCAGGTTATGTGAATGGTACATATTATGGAGTCATATTTACAGGTGGTTCTGGAGGAGGTAATGTAGGAACTGTTGTTGTAAGCG